GAAAGTGCAGCAATACATCCAGATGCAACGTCCAGACTAAAAATGATGCAAAAATCTTCAGAATGTTCGATTCAACCATCTAAAAAACTTATGAATGAATACAGTAATTATGCTGGCAGAAGCGATGTTAAGGTTAAAAGGTTGAATGAATCAGCCACTATTCCTACTAAAGCAAATAATCTAGATGCTGGTTGGGATTTGTATAGCTCAGAAAACCTACTCATTGAACCAAATAGTAGAGGGTTAGTAAAAACAGGAATTTCATTTGAGATACCAGATGGACACGTTGGGTTGATTTGGCCTAGATCTGGAATGGCAGTTAAGTATGGAATTGATGTATTTGCTGGCGTAATAGATGCTGGATATAGAGGAGAAATTGGGGTTTGTTTATTCAACTCGTCTGAAGAAGATTTTTATATTCAGCAGGGAGATAGAATAGCTCAAATATTATTCCAAAATGCATCTCAAAATAAACTTATAGAAGTGTCAGGTTTAAATAACTCAGAAAGAGGACAAGAAGGGTTTGGAAGTTCAGGGATTTAAATCAACTTATCTGCAAGGTTTTAATTAATGAAACAACGAAAATCCAAAAAAATCAGAAACCCATACCACAACATAGTCCCATTAGAGGCTAAAACTTCCAACCAAAAAGAATACATTAGATCTATTATAGAAAATGAAGTAGTACTATGTTCAGGGCCTTCTGGTAGCGGAAAATCATTTATATCAGCAGGAGTAGCAGCTTACCACCTTTACGAAAATTTGATTGAACAAGTAATAATAACACGACCTTTAATTTGCACCGGAAAAGATATAGGATCTCTTCCAGGAGAACTAACAGAAAAAATAGCCCCATATCTATTACCAATGCAAGAAAACTTTAAGTACTTCTTAAACCATTCATATCACCGCCTGCATCATAGAGAACATAAAATAAACTATAAACCGTTAGAAATAATGAGAGGTTCAACCTTTCATAATTCATATATGATTTTAGATGAAGCACAAAATTGTACATATGATCAAATAAAAATGTTTATTAGTAGAATGGGACATAACTCTAAGGTTTTAATCAACGGTGACATTGATCAGACAGACCTAAAAAGAAACAGTGGACTATCTATGTGTATGGATAAACTATCTGATATTGAAGGGGTTGCTATTTGTAAACTTAATTATTCTGACATACAAAGAAATGGAATTATAGGAAAAATTTTACAGGCACTGGAGAACAAGAAATGAAATATATAAAAGATCTACATATAGAAAAATCTAATAAAATCGAAATAGTCTTTAATAAAGACGGACAAATATCTACCGATACAAACGAAAAAAAATATGCGAAAGTTATTGGTAAAAACAATGCAGACACATATTATATAAGAACACATCTAAACGTTCCGTATGACCCACTAGGTCCATACGGGCACAGAGAAAATTATGTTGAAACAAAGTTAAAAAAGGTTTCTAAAAATACCTTCGATTTTTATATGATGTACCTTAAAACCAATAATTCACTTTACCTAACCAAAGCTTCGAGAGGATTTTTAAATGACTAAAAAAGGACCACTCAGTAAGGCAGAAAAGTTTTATATCGAAAATAAACATATCGACACCGAAATTGAAACTTTATGTAAAGAATTGGATAGAGCTAAAAGCATAGTAAAAACCCATATTGCAAAATGTAAAAAAGAAGAAGATAAAAGCAAGGCACACGATATTAGCTCGCAATTTGCAAAGAACGACAGTGGAGCTACTATAATGACACCCAATGCCTCTGAAATGGGAGATGCATTTAAAACAAAAACTTCTGAAACAGTAAGGAAAAATAATTGTATAACAAGTATAAGACGGGGAAAAAATGAATAGCACAAAATGGTTAAAACACTACAGAACTGATAGAAGTGCCGTTTGGATCAAGTGCAAACTCACCAATGGTGAAGAATTATGTTACCCCACCCATCGTGGATGGGGATTGATAAAAAAGAAATGTAAAAAAAATTCTTTGTTTTTTGAAGAACTAAGTCTACAATTCAAGTCTCATGAAGTTATAATAGACATTAAGGAAGCTGAAGCTGCCTATTTTGTTAGATCAGTTATGGGTAGGATGGGTGGACATTCTAGCCAATACTATATAACGGGCATATTAAAAAATGGTAAAATGCATAAAAAAATGTGGCTTATACCAGAATTAGTTGTTGAAAAGGAACTGTGTGATGACCTCGATGAATGTTTTACAGAAGCAATTATTTACAATGACAAAAAGAAAAAGAACCCAAAAAAGTAAGTACAAACACCAAACAACTGGTGATTACTGCACATGTGCTGCTTACGTGGCTGAAATAATGTGTATAAGAAACGCAGAAAATAAAAACGAAGGTTCATTACCATATAAATTTTGGAATAAAAAACCATGGAACTGGACATTTAAATGTCAAGTAATGATTGCATTAAGACTCCTAAAAAAATATGATGAAACTGCCTTAATTAAAGCAATACATTCACCCAGACTTAGTAAGATTTTTTCGTTAAACAACAAAAAAGTTCTTCCAGTACTTAAAAAATACCAATCAATTGTTGAGAAAGAATCAGATAAAAAACAAGACCTAGAATTAAAACAAAACGCAACGCACAGGAAGAAAACTTATGGAAAGCAGTCACAACTCAACAAACTTAGGAGTTTAGATCTAGATGGCAAAAAAGATAAAGGATAAATTTGAGAATGATATTGTTAGCAATCACATTAACAGCAAATACGGTGATATTGTTGAGTCTGGAAGCAAGGTTTTAAGTGATATTCAGGGATATGATGTAATTGGAATTTCTCCCGCTTTGGATATTGCTCTAGGTGGTGGACTGAGAGAAGGAAGCTGTGTTGTAATGACCGGAGATCCCAAAACCGGCAAAACTACAACGGCTTTATATTTCGCCGCCAAGTGTCAAAAGCTAGGAAAGAATGTTTATTACCTTAATACTGAAGGCAGAATGACAAAAGAAAACTTTCAGGGAATTAAAAACCTTGATCCAGATAAAATTAAAATTATCCAAGCTACTGACGCACAACCCATAGTATCAGCTGAAATGTATTTAAACGCCCTTGAGGCCCATATAAAGGGTACACCAGAGTTAGTTGTTATTGTTGACTCTGCTTCTAGTATGGTTCCACAAGACGAGCTAGATGGGGAAATTAGGACAGGGGTAAGAAACGCTTTGCCAAGACTGCTATCTATGTTTTTTAAGAGAATTAGTGGAGACGTAGCAAGAAGTAAAGCTATTGTAATTTTTGTTACCCACAATATTGCTAATACCGGAGGTTCTCGATTTTCTCCAGCTAAGATGGCAGATTGCGGAAATATGCTACAATATCAAGCTGGAACTAACATGGTCATTACTCATCGTGGTCATTGGGAAGTCCCTAAAGAAAGCGGTAACCACGTAGGTCAAATAGCCAATTGGAAAATAAAAACATCTGCCGCTGGAGGTAGACCTAACGCTATAGCTTCTGGATGGATAAGGTATGGCATTGGAATAGATGAGGCACAAGAAATAGCACAAATAGCCAGCGAATTTAGTATGATAAAAAGAAGCGGGGCTTGGTATGAAATCACCATCGCAATAGAACACAAGGACGATCCAGTAATCAAAAGTTTTTTAATAGACAATAAAATCGATCCCAAAGACAAAGAAGCTGTTACTAAGGCTTTTAAGTTTCAGGGGATGCAAAACCTTACAGATTTCTTAACAGACAACGAAAACATAACCCAGTTTATATATGAACAAATTAAAGAGGCTTTGATTTGAAAGTTATAGGGTTAAACAATAAAGAATATAATTTAAATTTGAAGGAATATATTGTAAGAGAAAATAATACAAAAAAGAAGTCCAAGTATCATTTACTTGCTCGTAACTTAATCAAAGAAACATTTAGTTCCTATTCAATATTAGAAGAGGTAAAACTTCCAGGTTCAAGAAATCCCAGTAAAAAATCAGTATTATTCCTTGACTTTTTTATTCCAGGTGTTATGATGGGAATAGAGGTTCACGGTCAACAACATTATGAATACTCACAGTTTTTCCATAAAACGAAAGCTGGCTTTTTACAATCATTAAACAGAGATCAAATTAAAGCAGACTGGTGCAATTTAAACGGAATTAACCTGATTATCTTAAAATACTCAGACAATATTGATAAATGGAGAAAACAAATTGAATGCTTCTGAAAGACTAAATGAATTTACTCAAGGGATTCAGAATTACATTAATGGGAAAAATCTAGGACCGCCCAAATTTACAGAAGAGTATGTACTACCAGAAATGTACTCGGATGAAAACCTAGTAAGACTCACTCAAGATGAATGTTTTAACAGTGCTTATATGCTTTATCAGTACGCTGACTATATAAGTTCTGAAAAAGCAACTCAAGAAGTAGTCTTTAATTGGTGTGAAAAGAACTTAAACACTATAATATCTACAGAGATTGAAGACATGCCACAATTTACTAAGTACGATATTAAAGTTGCCCACGTATTAAGATCTAATGACCTAGCTCAAAAAATTGATGAGTGGAAAAGTGTTGCAGAAGCAAGAATGATAACGCTCGGAAGTAAAGAATATAGCGTTAGAAAAAAAGCAGATTGTTTAATAGAAAAAGGAAAAAGAAAATGAGTTTAGATTTTAAAAACTTTTTGAACAAACTTTCAGATGATCAACTGGAAAATTTAAAAGAATTATTTCAAAATAGTCAGGAGGAGACAAATGACAAAAGAACAAAGAGATCGGAAAAGAAAAAAGAAACAAGTCAGGAAATTTCAGAAACTGAAAAAGAAACCTACAAAGGAACAGAGGATCACAAAGAAAAAGAAGAAGGAGAAGAATTTAATGAAGAGGAAAAAATCGTAGTCAATGATGACTTTACAGTTATACGCAATACCAATAAAACAAATAGAAAGATTCCAGTGAAATTTAAAAAAAATGAATGGTCAGATGAAGGTGAATATAGAGATATTGAAACCCCAAATTTTGAAAAAACCCCACGCAACAGACCTAAACCAAAAAAAGAAAAAGTTGAATGCCATGTTTGTGGTAGAACTTTTTCCATTAACTCTAATCTAGTGTATGGAGAATTCCATAGATGTAATAAATGTACAGGACATTAAAAGATGAATTTGAAACTGACAGACGTTGGTGCAGAAAGAGCTGTACTAGCAGGACTGTTTTCCTACGGTCTAGAGTCATACGTTGAAATTTGTGATTTACTCGATCACAATAGTTTTGGACATCAAAACAATCAAATAATTTACAAGTGTATAGAAAAGGTACTACAACATGAAATAGAAGTAGACTTACCCTCTATATTATCAGCTGCTGAACAGCTTCATCTTTACGAGACAATTAACACCAAGCAAGAGTTAGAATATATCAACTCTTTAATGGAATTCCCTGTTAAAAAAGATAACGTAGTTCACTTTGCAGCACAAGTAAAAAAGTTTGAATTCGCCAGAAAAATTAAAAGTCTTACAGCAAAAATATCTAGAAATATTGAATCAATTAACGGCGATGAGCCTATAAATGAAATAATTGGTATTGTTGAAGATCCTGTCATGGAATTTCTCCGTGACGATGACACTGTTCAAAAACCGGAAAAGTTAGGAAAAGGCGTTGAGGAGTATCTATATTTTCTAATGGAAAATAAGTGTGATCAAATTGGTGTGCCTACAGGATTCGATAGATATGACGCAGCTATAGGAGGAGGATTACGCCGTAAGTGTGTTGATTTAGTTTCGGCTAGACCAAAAGTTGGTAAAAGCGTGTTTGCTGACAATGTAGCATTAAATGTAGCCAACAAAGGAATACCAGTCTTAATGTTAGATACAGAAATGTCTAAGGAAGACCATCTTAATCGTATCATAGCTAATCTCAGCGGTGTTCCCATTAATGAAGTTTCCACCGGGAACTTTACAGATAATGATGAAAAAACTATTAAAGTTAAAGAAGCTGTTGAGTCGATAAAAAATACACCTTATACATATATCAGTGTCGCTGGAGCACCTTTTGAACAAATCCTTAATTCAATAAAAAGATGGGTTATACAAGAAGTGGGTCAAGATGAGTCTGGAAAAACGAACGAGTGTGTTGTTATTTACGATTATCTTAAACTAATGTCGTCTACTTCAATAAGAAACAATATTCAAGAATATCAAGCACTCGGTTTTCAAATTACACAGTTGCATAATTTAGCCGTTAAGTATGATTTTCCGTGCCTTTCGTTTGTCCAACTAAACAGAGATGGTATTACCAAGGAATCTACAGATGCTGTAAGCGGATCAGATAGATTGATTTGGCTATGCACTTCATTCTCTATCTTTAAAAACAAGTCAGTAGAAGAGCTTGCAGAAGACGGACCCAATGCTGGAAATAGAAAGCTTGTACCCATCGTAGCTAGGCATGGCCCAGGGATGAGCGATGGAAATTATATTAACATGAGTATGTTGGGAGAACATGCACACCTTAATGAATTAAGGACTAGAGACGAATTTTTAGCTTCTGTTGGATCAGAAGGAGCAATAGAGGGTTCCGAACTACCTTTTGAAGAGGATTCAAATGAAAAGCAGAGCTGAACGAGTAAAGCACAGAGTAAAAAGTATTCTCAATACCCAAGGAGAATTTTTCGAAAAAGATCTCACAGAGCTTTTTCTAGATGATATTAACCATTATAACCCACTCAGTCTAAGAGATTTGAACCAGCAGGATTGCATAGAGGTTTTTAAAATTTTTTCTGACTTTGCCATAGAACAAATTGAGAAAATTAAGAAACTAGAACTGTATTCAAAAGTAAACAAAGATGTCTTAGAACAGATGCTCCAATATCAAAAACGTTTAATCGTTTCAGAGAATGAACTCATGTCCTTAAAAATGAAGGAACCCGAACTAGAAAAACACTTGATTACCGTGAAAGAAAAAGAAGTTCAAAAACTCACAACCAAAATTACCAATATGTATAACCTTCCCGATGTTCCTCAACCCCTAAACGACATTCAAAGAAATGATATTTCAAGAAAATCAGGTGTATACTTTTTGTGGAAAGATAAGACAGTATTATATGTGGGTGAATCAATAAATATTCGAGGACGATTCAGTGGACATATAAGCAAGCAGGAGAAGTATGGTGTAAATGGTATCTCTTGGCTAGAATTTGAATTAAAAAACCTAAAAAGATATGAAGCATTCTATATATTCTTATGTGATCCTCCACTCAACGCAAAAAAAGGATCTTCTAGTACAATAGGGGTACAGAAACAAATAGGAGTATCAGAAACATCAGAGAAATTATATTGATAAAAATTCCTCAACGAAATTAAACTAGACTTTAAGGATGTCTTACTCGTTCCATAAAGATAAAAAGCCGCACTATGATCAAACAACATAATTCACTAGACCTGCGTGAAGTCAAAAATATAATTTTTTCTGATATCAGTAAGATTTTAGATAGCTTTAACCTGAAATATGAACACTTAGGAGACAATGTGTTTTTAAGGTGTCCTATTCACGAAGAAAGTG